TTGCATATGGTAGCCATGGTGCAAGATTGACTTCTAAATTTCCGTCAACGACCTGTTGAACTAATAGTTGTGCTTCAGATATAATGACATTCTTATTTGCCTTTCCTTCCGTCACATATCCCATGATAACTTCACCACCTAAGAGTTTTAGTGCCTTAATTTCGGTTGAACTAAACACTTAATACTGATTCTTGTAATTCGATAGAACGTCTACCAACTTGTTTAAACCAACGTGAGTCTTCCATTTCAACTGCCATTCTTTTCCAATCACCTTCAACAACTGCACTCCACATATTGTTGAATTTTCCGAAACGAGTTCCACCTAGATTGAAAGTCATATTGACTAAACAGTGTTGAATTTCTTCGGGTAGGTCATAAAAGTCCGAACCACCTTTTGATTCAAACACATGAATTGTTTCTTCAACGTGTTTGTCAAAATCATATTCATAGACAGCATCTACTCTTTCTTGTGAGACTGGTGTACCGACTGGTAATCCATGTTCGTCATCACTATCTTTAATCAGATGTCCAACTCCAAAAGTTAAGTATCCTAGTGAGTCTTCGTAGACCTCAAGGACTTCGCCTTCATGTCTCTTTATCTGTTCCTTTAATATCTCTTTGTTCATTTTTTTCCTTTTCCGCTTGATGTTCGATGAGTTCGACCAATATGTCTCCCATCAGTGTATTTAATTCCTCATTATTTAGTAGTTCTTCGATTCCGTTTTCACTTGGTTCTATCCCGTGAGGAACTCTTCGAATTGTTCTTTTGAAATTAAGGTGAGGATTCCCGTCTTCCATTTGCACTTGACCATATTGATATACGAGTCCGTCCCATTCACCACCCTGCAATTCTATACCTGCAGTTTTGTCATCGGGATTCTCTACAACTCTGTAGATACCTTGGTCGTACATTTTTCTAGTTGTCATTACAAAATGCGATATGATTTTTACTATATCGTCCTAATCTTTTATACTGTTCATAAACATTACCAAATGAATACTGTAGTCCTTTCATGTAATGTTCATAGTTTCTTTGAGTCACAAATGCATTAAACACTATGTATCCCTTGTTAATCTTATTTAGGTGTTCATAAAATTCTGTTGATTTAAATTTATCTGCAGTTCCAGTCGGCCCAAATAAATCCACAAAAATATAATCGTACTGCGTTGTGCAGGTTTCTACGAATTCGAATGCATCTCCAACAACGTGAGTAAGTCTATCGTCATTAGGCATATGAAAATAAGTCTCACCTATATGTTGTAGGTCAAAGATATCAACTGCAGTGATATTCATTTGAGTATTTCTATGAAGGTATGACGGAATAACTCCACCACCAGTTCCTAGAATCAATGCACGTTGCGTAATCGTAGGTGTAAATAGGTCTCTGTAATTTAACACTTCAACCATTTCTTTAGTGTAAGTCTTTTGTAAGTCATGAGGATACTTCTTCTTCAATGAAGTTTGATTCAACTCACCATTGAATTCTAGGATTATACACTGTTGGGTTTCTCTAACTGAAATGTCAACACCGTTAACATTATCATTATATATTACTTCACTCATAAATTCTAACTCCAAATGAACTATCGTTCATAATTGCTTTGTGGATTCCTAAAGACGCTTTCCTAGTTCCCATAGCTCCACCTGCGAAAGTATCTACCACTTCTCGTTCCTGTAAATCTTTCATTGTCACATAGTGCATATATGCACCAATCCTTTTTCTAACTTCTTCTGGCACATTTACTTCTTCTTCGAAAACCATATGTTCAATAGACTTATTTACCAATTGATACCCAATCTTCTCATTTACTAAAAGGTACACAATCAATCCTACAGGTACATCTCCATATTCAAACAAATAATATTCTATTGAATCGTCATTCCAGTAATCATACTTAGTGATTGCATCTGCCATTCCTTTTGATAACCACTTAGTTTTCTCAACGTCTCTCTTCCATGTTAAGAATGCATTGTTTATTTTTTCTACTGCAGTATCGGGTTGTGTAAGTTTCCTGCAAGTGAGATTGGTATCCTTAAGTAATCTGTTGACACCCTTTTTAGTTCTCCACCTGTTTTTCATTTTCTCCATGTTTGTATCAACATGAGAATAATAGTTGTAGGTTTCAAAAAAAGTTTGTTCTGTCAATCCTTTCTTTTCAATCCATAAAGATTCTTGTTCATTGCCCAAGAATTTCTTACATACATTTTCTCTGAGTGCATCGAATACTAATTCTTCATTATCAAGATTGTCTTCTGCACTTATTGGTAATCCTTCCAGTCTTTTATAAATGTATTGAAACATTTGGACGTGTTTCAGTACTATCACGACCAAGTCTCCGTTAACACTTACTGTTGCAACTTTCCTTTGCCATTCATTTTTAATCTTATGATATTCGTGAACATATTCTGAGGGAAGTAATCCTTCGTGTCCATATCGATATCGTCTTTGAGTTTGATAGAAGTCAATAAACTTCTTACTTGAAAGTTCTTTAAGTGATAAACACCTATCGTTGAAAAACGAAGAAGGGTCAACTGTTTTTAATTCCTCTATATCGATGCACGGCATGGCTTCGAAAGGATTTAGTTCATCCAAAAAACTCATCTAATGTACTCACTCTTGCATCTTTAAAAAAGTCACGACAAACACCTTTGGAGAAACACCAAATATTTTCTATATAATATTTCTTCATGTATTCGTCCATTGCAGCTTTATCGAAGTCACCATTCTCATCTTTGAATACAGATTTACCTTGAGGTCTTTGCATGATTCTCATACCTATTTGACCGTCAAATCTATCTTCACCGATATGGTTAATAACTTCGTCTCCTGTTCTGTAACGAGTCCCATGTATTTTTGGGTCTAGAATGTTAATGTATAACACTCCACTGTTTGCAAGTGCATCATAAGATTTCTTTGCAACGGGTAGATAGAATTCATCTCTCCATGCATTATACTCATTGAACTTAGACCATGATTGGTCTTCTGCGTGTTCTCCACCTTCGTTGTATCTTTCTGTAGAAAAATATGGTGGGGAAGTGAATGCACAATCGATTGGTGGAAGTGAATCGTAATCCAAGTCTTCAGCACCACAACGATATATTACTACTCTTTTTGAACCTTCACATATGAATCTGTTATCACTTTCTTTTATATCGGGTGTATTACCTGTAAGAATTGTTTCGTATGCTATACATTGTTTCTTATAACGTTCAAATGTATTAGGGTTCGGGTCTGTTCCTATGTAATCAGTAGTATAATTACTTGCATAGAAACCACAAAGTCTATCACCCCAACCACATGAAGTGTCGAGAATAACGGAAGACCTAGTGTTATCATAAATTGATTTTGCAACCAGTGGTTTGAACTGCGTTGCAATGTATGTTCCAAGTCTGAATGCAGAAATGTAAGATTTCTCATCGAGTTTACCACCCATGAGTTCTTCTTTTCCTTCTACTTGAACTTTTTGAACACCGTTGATTCCTCTCCACATAGGGCCGAGACATCTCCAAATTTCTTTAGAGGTTCCTTCTTCCCAAACTTTTACTGGTGGTTCGAATCCATAACTTCCACAGGCAAGTCTTAAGTCTTGGTGAAAGTAATTAGATGCATCAGAATGATTAGATGCACAATCTATTAAACCTAGACCCCAAGAATGAAAATCAAAAGTATAATCGTCATACTTTTCCATAACTTCTTGGTCTAGATTATCTGCAGCTGTGATACATTTACTAGTATCATAATCTCTCAATGCAAGAAACATTTCACGCATTCTTTCTTCTGAAATATCTTTGAAGGGAAATGGTGGTCTGTTTTCTGCAATGAAATCTGCAACTGCAAGACGAAATTCTTCTTTACCATATTCTTTGGTAGTTGCATCAAAAAGGTTGCCGTCTAAAATAGGCAACCCATTTGAATTACAATTGTCGGAAAGAATTTGTTTAAGAGACATTACTGATTATTTTGTCCAAGATATTCCAATACAGTTTCTGCATTTGAAATTAAGAATGGGTCTGATTCAATATTATCTGCAAAACCTTCTTCGATAAACATTTTTTCAACTTTACCGTCATTCAATACAGCTGCATATCTCCAAGACCTGTATCCAAAACCTAGATTAGATTTTTTACACTCTGCACCAAACTTATGAGTAAACTCACCGTTTCCATCGGGAAGGAATACAATTTGTTCAGCATCTATAGACATTTGCCAAGATTTCATAACAAAACAGTCGTTAACTGAAATGCAATAAATTTGGTCAATCCCCAATGCTTGAAACTTTTTAAAGTGTCCTTCATATCCAGGCACTTGTTCTGAGGAACAGGTAGGTGTGAATGCACCAGGCAGTCCGAATATGATTACTCGTTTACCTGCAAATTCTACTGTAGAGTTTATATAACTCCAATCCATTTCTCCATGTTCGTTTTCAATACGAACAGGAAAATTTACGTTTGGGACTTCTTGTCCTACTTCGATAGGTAATCCCATTACTGCGTTATTATCACTTGACATTTTTTACTCCATAATATAAAAATATACACCTATTATACAACATAATAGGTGTATTCGTAAGGGGTTTTTTAAGAAATTTTTATTTCTTGGGGTTTATCTTCTTCGGGAACAATCCTTTCCAAAGATACACTCAAAATACCATTCTTCATATCTGCACCTTGAACGACAATGTCGTCTGCAAGTGTGAATGTTCTTTTGAATGAACGTGATGCAAGTCCTTTATGGACATACTCAAGTTCGTCTCCTTCCTCTTGTTTACCTTCGATTGCAAGAACTTCTTTTTCTTTTGAAATAGTAATATCTTTCTTGGTAAATCCAGCTACTGCAAGTTCAATACTGAAATTTTCAGAATCGTGTTTTACAATATTGTAAGGTGGATAGTTTACATTAGAGTGCGTGTCTGCACGTTCTAATAGTTGAAGAGTTCTGTCGAACCCGATTGCGAATGGGAATTCTGTTGAAAATTTCCCGAAGACATCATTGAAATGTGTCATAGTTTTTCTCCTTTATTAAGCAAGTTAATGTTATGTAACCCCAAATGGGCATTACATGAGTATTTATAATACTTCTATACTATTATAAGGACTTTTTTTGAAATTTCAAGGGGTTTTTACAATTTATTGCATCTTTTTGATGATTTGTTTGTAACACTGTAGTTATTCAATACAACCATAGACATAAGAAGGTTGATTTGCTTCATATCTTCTTGAGCTAATATATTATTTTGCATTTCAACCAACATTGCTGGATAAAGTATGATAAACTTTCTTACACCCATTTTCATTACTGAAGGTCTTTCACCAAAAACAGGATTTGCTTCATAAACACACTCGTATTGCAATCCTTCATAGGTAGTATACATATCAAGGAATTGAAGTGTTACGAATGCACCCCATTGAAAATTAGTTACGGGTTCCTTTAATTGGAGTGTAGATAGTGACCTTTTCACTTTTTCCCTTGACGTGTATTCTATCGACTTCAATGTATGCTCCAACCTTACACTGTTTATAAGTTCTTTCCGATAACAACAAGTCCACCCCA